CCCATGGAGAGATCGGGACACTTCTCAGGAACTAGTTCCTCAAGCTTCTTAAGTAAGCTCAAGGGAACAGGCGGAAATTCGCCGTCCTTAAACTCATTCAAGGAAGAAACCTCCTGCTGCTTCCTTCTCCTTACGCTCCGAGTGGATGGCGTAGAAGATCACGATGTAGTTGATGACATCGAGGACGGTGTCGAGAACCTTCTCATCGGATACTTCGTACTTGAGGCTGGAATCAGCAAGGGTGTTGAGGCGGGAGATCTTGTCGCTGAGACGGACAAGTACACCAGTCTCCGTCTTGCATAGTCCCAGCTCCTCGCACTTGGTGAAGTTGAGGAAGGCGTGGGTCTGATCCTTGCCTCCGCTGTAGTCGTGGTTCTTCTTGCGAGAAAGTTCACGGGCCTGATCACACAGGCTTTTGTGGAGTTCCATCAGTTCTTCGCGGGTTGCCATAGTCGTACCTTTCTGCTGTCCCAATCGTATTCGTCCATGCGGAGAATGCGGGCCAACCTAGCCTGATTCAACGCATATTCGGGGGTGAAGCCGCTGTTGACATACGCATCCTCGACCTCCTGCCAAGTCCCCTGCTTCAGGATCTTGGCAGCAGTCACGGGGCCGACACCTTCAAGGCCGGGGTAGCCGTCTGCCTTGTCTCCGGTAAGAGTCTGGAGCAGCCAGTTCCGATCAGCCTCTTCTGGTTTTACGAAAGTAAAGGCGTCGTGATCTGGGTTGTAGATCCAGCCGGGAATGGTCTTGAAGTCCTTGTCGGTGGAGATGATCAGGGAAGTCAGTCCATGGTGGTTGTCCCGAGTATGGCACAGGCCGATCAGATCGTCAGCCTCAATGCCATCCTCAGTCATACAGTGGTACTGCTGATCCAGCATCTCCTTCAGAGCCCTGAATCCCGCTGGCTTTCGTACCTTCTTGCGATGCGCCTTGTACTCGGGGTAAATGTCCTTACGGAAGTTCCGAGAGCCCGTAAAGTGAATGGTAAGGCTTCCTTTGGTCATTGCTCCATACTTGACCATGGTGGAATTCGCCATTCCCATAGCTTCATTCAGGTTGCAGAACACCACATCGAGATCGTCATCGAACCGAGCGCAGTACTCGCAAGCGGAGCAGATGCCATAGATCAAGATGTCGCCATCAATGTGAACTCGGTCGAACTTGGCGGGGAGAAGTTCAGTCTTCATCGGATGCTCCAATGTCTCTGGCGATGTCCTTGGCCATCTCAAGAAGGCCAATGACCTCGTGTGGATCTGCGTTCGTCGCGCAGTGGTAATCAGAACGCTTGTTGGTCGTGCGCTTGTATCCGATGAAGAACATCGAGTCGTAGCGTCGTTTGATCTCTGCAATCAGTTCTTCAGTAGGAATGAAGTCGAGTGGCTTTTCCATCAGTGAGTCTCCGCCCAGTTCTTACCGACACGGTATTCGCCATCCAACGGGCATCGGAAGCCGAACGAAGCACCCGCACGGCGGATAGCTTCAACCATGATCTTACCAACAGTGTCAGCATGGAGTGGATCACACATCAGTTGGTATTCATCGTGAACCGCAGCAACTTGTTGCACATCAAGGTTGTTCTTCTTGAACTCATCGTGAGCAATGATGCAAGCCTCCTTCATGATCACAGCACCCGCGCTTTGAAGCAGAGTGTTCAGTGCTGCGTGTGAGCTGCGGATCGGGAGCACTCGACCATCAATGCCCTTGAGTTGTCCTTTGGTTCCAACGATGCGCTCAACATCATCCTTGAGCTTCTGAAACGCAGGGACAGCCGTGTAGAAGTTCGCACGGCTCTTCTTGCCCTTCTTCACATCACCACCAAGAACCAGTCCAAGCTTCGTGTCTGCTGCACCATAGATCAGGGCGTAGATCCCTCCCTTGGCTTGGTTTCGTGCAGCCTTGTGGCTTGGGTTTGCTTTGTCTTGCTGCTGCTGAGGAGCCAAACCAAACGCCTTCGCATTCTCCCAGTGAATGTCACAAGAGATGACCTTCTTGGCGTACTCGCCTTTGTCGTACCGCCCGAGGAAATGCGCGAGACAACGAAGCTCAAGACCAGAAGCGTCAGCACCTACGAGAACCTTTCCGTCAGTAGGAATGAACAGAGACCTGTAGGCCGGATCGGTGGGAACCTGAGCCATGTTTGGAACGCTGTGAGTACAACGACCAGTCACTGCTCCGTTGGTGTTCACACGACCATGAAGCTTGCCGTTGATGTGGAGCTTCAGCCAAGCGTTCTCACCGTCTGCAAGTTGCCCAAGACGCTTGACGCAGGTCAGATACTTGGAGAGAAGCTTTGCCTCTGGGTAATCCAGAGAGTCAAGCACAGACTCATCAACACGAGCACGACCATCAGGAGTCATCTCTGTTGGCCGCCACCCATACTTCTCGATGAGACGCTCTGCGATCTGTGTGCGTGAGCCGGGATTGAACTCCTCGATCTTCGGCTTCAAAGGCTTGCCAGTCTTCTCGCTGACGCGATTGATGATCTTGTCGGGGAAGACCTGACGCATCTGTGCTTCGATCTCCAGCTTCTCCCTGATCAGCGCGGAGTGAAGCTTCTCGGCGGCGTGAACATCGAACCTGAATCCGTTGCGTTCTTGTTGCCTGATGATCTCTGCGAACTTGTGCTCGACCTCCACGGCCTTCGGATCAATCTCTGCGATGTTGAGATGTTCGTACAGCTTCACCGTGACGCGAACATCTTGCTGGCAATACTCCAGCATTTCTTCGGAGAACTCGGTGAAGTCTGGAGCGTCTCCCTTGTGGAGCTTCAGCCTGTGTCCCCAAGCCTTCAAACTGTGCGAACCCACCAGCTCCTTCGGGAAGCCGCTGTTCAGTGTGCCGAAGTCATCGTTGCGGAGATCCGGATACTTGAGGCGAGACACGACAAGCGTGTCGATGATCGGACAAGAAAGCTTGAGCCTAATCAACTTCTGAAGAGCGGGTAGATCGAAGGCCATGATGTTGTGGCCGATGACGATCTCTGCGATGCCGCACAGTTCGATCAGTTGAGAAGGTGTTACCTGCCGAGGTTCTGCTCCATCGACGCTCACGACGATGCAGTGCAGCGTCTTGAGATCCGTCATGTGGATCCAGTCCTCGATCATGTTCGTTTCGATATCTAGGAAGAGTTTCATTTGTTCACCATATCCTCGTATGTCTTTCCCTGATCTTCAAGCAGTCGCTTCAGCTTTCGTAGAGCTTGTAAGCCGCATTCCTTGATGGATTCGGGAGAGTCAGTCTTGTTCTCTTGTGCGTTCCATATCCGAGTCACCTCAGACCAAGATCGCAATCCTTTGTCGAATTCAGTACTCACGGGCCTCATACTCCGCGAGTCGAAGCAGAAGTTTTGTGTTCTCTTTCTTCAGCCTCGTGATCGTCTCTTCCTTGGTCTCGATTGGTTCCATGAGGATCGGAGTGTGAACCCCATGCCAGCCTCCCAAGATGTTGAAGTTGAAGAACTCGATGGCATCAGTTTCATCCATGCCTTCAGCCATCAGGTTGGCACGGATGATTGCGTTGTCGTAGACAGCAAGAGCCAACTGGCCGCACCGCTGGCCAACACCGATGATTGCGTTGTCGTGACCATCCACGAACAAAGCAAGTTCATTGTGCTCTGCGATGAATGTGCGAGGGTCATCCAAGAAGCACCTTCGTGACTGCATCTAGTGCTTGAACCATCTGGGGAAGGGGAACTTCGACTTTGGTATTCACGATCTCATCTTTCTCAAGATCGTGCTTCTCCACAGTCAATGTGACTATGGAAGAATCTTCAGTCCACCCAGAGACGATCAATGTTGTCCTGCTGACCTTGCGCTGTTCCTCACAAGTGATTCGTATGTCCATAGTCATCTCACCTTCCATTTTCTGTTAGCTCCTTCAGCTTCGTCTCGTTCATTCTGATTTCGATATTGAGCATTCGGATCTGTTGCTTCAGTTCCTTGATGCGATCTAGAAACTTACGACGCTGCACATCAATGTTGATGGCCTTGTTCCATGGATGATCCTTCTTGGGCTTTACGGCGGTCATTCGATGTCCTCATTTACTGGAAGTTCCTCGACTTCGGCCAAGCGACCATTGTCCCTGTACCACCGAAGTCCTCCTGCCAATCCTGTCTCACCTGTGTATCGGTTCTTCAGGACGCGCAGCGTCAGCAGATTGGCATTCTCGTCATCCTGCTGATTTCGTTCAAGTCCAATCACCGCATCAGCCAGCTGTGCAATGCTGTGTGATCCACGAAGCTGGGCCAGCGATGTCTGTGCTCCATTCTCGTGACCACGATCACCGTCAGGACGGCGAAGGTGAGACACGACGAACAGTGCGATCTGCGTCTCCTCCACAAGCGAACGCAGAGATGTCATGGCGTTGTCGATCAGTCTACGCTCGTCGCCATCGCCAAGACCAGAGACCACGATGCTCAAGTGATCAAGGAAGACATACTCGCATCCAAGAGCCTTGGTCATGTAGCGCACACGAGCCAATAGGTTTTCTGGGTCAACCGATCCGAAGTGATCGAACATCACGACCTTGGCAACGGTTGCGTCGAACGCCTCCTTCTTCTGCTGCTCGGAGATCCCGCGTTCAGCCCACCAGTACGGAGGACAGTTGAGATGAATGCCCATGAGGTTGCGTCCGCTGCGCTTCACGGACTCCTCAAGCATCAGCATCCCAACCTTCTTGCCCGCACGGATCAGATGGCAGATCAACTCACGGCAGACCGATGACTTGCCGATGCCTGTGCCGGAGGTAAGAACGACGAGTTCGCCCTTGCGGATCCCCAGCAGCTTGTCGTTGAGTTGTGTCCACGGGTAATCGACGCTCTCCGTGTTGTCTTCGGTAATGACGGTTTCCCATAGGTCTGAACCCATGACAACTCCGTCTGGCCTATAGGTCTTCGCTCCGTACACAGCATCAACGATCTTTGCAGCAGAGCCAGCCTGAAGAGCCTCGTTGGCATCCTTGTAGCCAGCCACGCGACCGATCTTGGCCTTGCCCGGAGTAAGCAAGAGAGCGCACTCCTTTGCGGCCTTGCGCCCTGCATCGTCATCATCGAACAGGATGTGAACAGCATCAAAGGTCTCAAGCCACTCAAGACTTTTCTGAAATGCCTTCACTGCTCCGGCGGCTCCGGTGGGTACAGACACCACGGGCCACTTGTTGCTGAAGACTTGTGAGACGGTCAGTGCGTCGATCTCTCCTTCAGTGACCGTGACCATCTTTCCACCGTCACGCCAAAGGTGCTGACCATACAGGCCGACATCTTTGAACTCGCCAAGAGCCACGAAGTCCTTGGAGGGGAACCGAAGCTTCTGAGCGACGATTGCTCCGTCCTTCATGTACTGAGCAACTTGAACGCTCTGGCCGTTGTATTCCCCAACCCCGTATCCCCAAAATCGGCAAGTCTCTTCTGTGATCCCTCGCTTCTTCAGCGCAGAGAATGTGACATCGATCATGTTCGCCTTTCTGCGAAATGAAATCCCAAATTTGGGATTACCTTCGCTCTTCTCTCTGTAGTTGCAGCCAAAGCACCAAGCGTGGCCGTCCGTGTACCGAGCAAGGTTGTCCTTGCTACCGCACTTCGGGCAGCTTTCGTGTCTTACGAATTCGGATTGGTTCGACATGGTGTTCTCTTATTTCCACTTCGATCCTCGGCGTGTCCGAATACTTCTTTGAGGCGATGATCCTGCACACCTGCACATCGTCCTGCCAAGCCCATCCGTTCAGTACATCGAGCAACCCCTTCTGGTAGTTGTCGATGTCGCCTATGGGATACGGATTGCTTGGGTTCTTCGGTGTGCGGCAGTAGAAGGTGATCTCGACCTCAAGAGGACAAGACAAAGGGCATCCCTTGGGTCGGCTCATTTCACCAAGGGATGCCCACGCGAGTTTCCGGAAGTTGTCGTATCGCTTCTGGTAGTAGACCCTGCCGTTCCTCGCAACGCGAGGTCGGGAGGCAGCAACAGGTTCAACCCAGAGTGTGATTCGCATCAGAAGTCGTTGTCCGAATCCTCAAAGGGAACCGTTGCTTCCTGCTCCTTGACGAACCCATCGGTCGCCTTGAAGCCGAATGCATCGAAGTTGTCGCCAGCGATGTATTGCCGCAACTCAAGCACCTGAACAGCTCGGAGGCGCAGTGAGATGCCGTGGCCAACCATTGCCGTGAAGTAGGGAGCCACATCGAAAGCCACCTTCACAGTGGAGCCGCTGCCGACATTGAGATCCTTGACTGGATTGCCCTTGGCGTCGAAGAGCGCGGGCTTCTGATCCCATTGCTTATCGCCAGTGCCAGCCTTGGCCTTGAGCTTGAACTTGAAGCGGGTCTTCCCGTCTTCAGTCTGCTTCCACGGCATCTCGGCGCGCTTCAGCTGCTTCTTGCCCTTGGCCTTGCACTCGTTGGCGTAGTCCGCATCCGCGATCTTCTGAAGCTTAGCCGCGAGTTCAGAGGCGTCGGCTCCAGAAAGATCAAGGTCGATGCTGTACACCCCGTTCACATCGAACTTCGTGTCTGGCTTCTCGATCTTTGGGTAGACGGCGATGCCAGCGGGGGTGGTGACTCGGACGATGTTCTGCTTGCCACTCATGTTCTGTGTTCTCCTAGTTGAAGTAGTATTCACTCTTCAAAACCTCAGTCACGTCCAGAGAACCGTACTCTGGAACTTCAGGTAATTCTACCACAGAAGGCAGATAAGTCAATACCTCTTTTCGGAACTCGGCCAGTACGTCGTGTTGAAAGATTTCAACAGTAGCCTTCCGGACGCAAGAGGAAACCACTGGTACATCCGCAGCAAGGCACAGGATCTGATCATGAACCGATCCAATGTCTTGAACTCCTTGCGCTTGGCACAGGTTGACCGTGTGGCCCAGCAAGCCACCAATGCCATCAAGACTGTGGACAAAGTTCGGAGCAGCTCCGTTCAATGCCTTGCGCTTTGACTGCTTGCCGTTCTCCTCACGGATGGTCAGCACACGAGCACGAGCACCGATCCTAGTGGACACGGTCATCGAGTCATAGTTCTCGTAGCGCATCCGAACAGGAAGACCAAGAGGAGTGCTCCATCGTGGAGTGATGTCATGATCGACAAGAACTCCCATGCAGTCTCGAATGAACTTCATTCCTCGCGTGGCTGATCCAACGACATCCTCCATCGAATTCCAGATCAGCTTGCCCAAGAATGCGGCTGGCTTGTAGATCTCAAGACCAAATGGATTAGGGAGGTGACGTAGACGATCATCAAGCCACTCTCGCGTGTAAGCAATGCAAGAGTGCTGGGTCAGGCCATAAGGCAATGTCATGGTCTGACGCTTCGTGGTGCTTCGTCCGATGTCAAGAGATAACAGTCCCTTGGCATACGGTGAATCAGAAGCGATCAGTTTATCGATGACTCGATTAGCCACAGCTTGATACGGATCCGCAGGTGCTGAACTAGGAAGTACGTTCGTTGCAGCAGCGGCGACTGGGTCACGGAGAAGAAGCGCATAGATCTGAAGTCCCTGAGTGGTGGCATCCATGCCGATTGGAAGTCGAGAGATGTATCCGAAGCCGCGATTCCAGAAGTTCGTCAGCTCCTTACAGGCAGCGTAGAACGCGAATGGATCATCGGCCTCCATCCATTGTCCGTTGGTGATTGGATCGTTTCCGCTACATTTGATGAGATCTGTATTACTTTCGATCCAGTTGAGGCGATGCTCTTTGGACTTCTTATCCAGTCCCCACTTGTTGGCGGTGTGAAGCATCAGTGCTTCTAGCTGCTGTTGAGTTTGGATCGGCTTGCCTCGTGCGAACCGCAGCATTGCTTTGGCTACGCCTGTTCCCTGTGGGTGGAAGAACAAGGGCAAGGGATAAGCACGGCCACGGA